TAATAGTCAGGACCTGAGTTTCCTGGTCCCAAGTGGGTTGATTAACTGCCCCAAACTCAGTATTTAAAGCTGCAAAATTTTCACGGTTTTCTGGCGTAACATTGGCCATACGATCTGCGATGGCCTCGCGTCCGTCAACAAACGAAACTCCAGGTTTTGTAAATTGTATGATATATTCCATAATTAACTCTCCACTGATTATTTATTACTTATGTGGTATTAAGTTGGAATAAAGAAAAGCCCAACTTTGAGTTGGGCTATGTTTTATTACTTGGCTAGTGGATTAAACTTGGCCAGTGTTTCTTGTGCAGATTTGGCCATTTTGGTACCAGCATCGTACATACTTGTGGCAAATTCTATCTGCTTGTCTACCAGACCGTCCAAATTCTTACGAACGTCAGCCTGTGGTACAAAACTATTCAACTGCTTGGCGCCTTTGGCGTAGGCTTCTACCATTGATTCAAATGTAAACATTATTTTCTCCTTTAGACGAAATGTTTATTGTTCGGACCCAACCGATTCGGCATCCTTACATTTATTTAGCTATTATATTGTGCAACGCAGCAAAATGCAAATATTCTGAGCGAATTAACTGCATACTAAATATCTGTACATCAATTACATTCTTGCAAGGAGATTTCGATGTTTAAAGCAATTAAAGAGTTCTTTTTTGGTAAACCAGCACCAGCACCTGAGGTTGCCCAGGCACCATATAAAGTAGAAGCACCACAGATACCCACAGAGTTTACCCCGCCACCCAAAGCCGCAGAAGTCAAGGCAGAACCTGTTGTGGCCAAAGCTGAAGTGGCTCCAGCAGTTGCCGCACCAGCTAAAAAGCCAGCAGTTAAAAAATCCAAGCCTCCAGTAAAAAAGGCGGCAGTGGCAGCTAAACAGCCAGCAGTCCGTAAACCCAGAGCACCAGTAAAAAAATAAAGTGACTGCCCTACTAGGTCTCGGGGTGTACGTAAATTCCGAGACCGTTCCATTTTACCTTCGAGCCATTGGTATAGATATACAAGAACCACAAAGTATATCAGCATACCATACCCCATTCCCAAATAACACCATCTGGTTAGACGATCTTAACAGTCGTTATGACTCATCTAATCGCATCATTGTGTTCTGTAGTGAACTACACGAGTCTACTGTGGCCGCCCTAATAGCATTGGATCGTCCACGAGTTGAATTATACATCTGTGGTGTTATTAACCACGAATTTAAATACGCTCAGGTGCATCGTTGGATGGACTGGTTTCATACCAGTGTAACATTTTACAGAGAAAATCCCGATGCATTGGCCAGATTAAATCCGTTTTCGGTTAAGCCACTGCATTTTGACATGCTGTTAGGGTGTCAGCGTCCCAATAGGGATTATGTGCATAACTATGTCGTTGATCAGGATTTAAAATCAAAAGTATTGCTAACTTATTTTAGATTTTGGAACATGGATCTGCGCCAATCAGATCAGTTTATACCTGAAGAAGCCGGGTTGGAATATATTGAAGCACCCAATGGTACTGTTCACCAGGTTCGTTATTATGGTCGTCGTATGTGTCTAAGTCAGGTTATACCCATAGAGATATATAATCGCACCGCATACACCCTGGTAACAGAAACCAACGGTGTCAACCAGTTTAACTTTTACACTGAGAAAATCGTCAAGCCCATATTGGCTCAGAGGCTGTTTGTTGCCATTGCTGGACGTCACTATCTACGGAACCTTAGAGCCATGGGATTCCAGACATTTGATGGAATCATTGATGAGAGTTATGATGAGATTGCAGACGACTGGGAAAGATATGCGCAGGCCATGGAGCAGGTCAAAAGATTGTGCCAGATGCCTCAGGAGGAAATCCTGTCGGCGATCCGACCCAGGGTAGAACACAACCTTAAAATAATGCTAACACAGGATTGGTATTATAATCCCAATACATAGTTGGCAAATTTCTGGCTGGCTAGAATTTTCGCCTTACTTTCGCACATGATATCAAACTGTGGACTAAAGCTGGCAGCCCAGGAATTTACTGCGGAATTCCAATAGTAGTCACTGTGTGCTCGAAGTTTCTGTTTATTGTATCCAGTGGATTTCAGAACCGACATATCTGGTAGAGTATCAGGACAGTGATCCACTAAAATATCTTCGCGACTAATGCTATAGTGCATAGCAGGGCGTACACCACGCCAACTATCAACCACTCGTTTAACGCTGTCACTAGCTGGATCAATGTATACCCCTTCACGACACCAATGATGATGTACGTCAAGCACAATAGGAACAATGTCACTAATGGTAAGACAATCATCTAACCCCCAGGCGTTTTCTTCGTTTTCGATGGTAATACAGTTGCGGGCTTCGGGAGATAGTTTACCCAGTATGTCCCGGATACCCTGTGGTCCACGCTTGCCGCTGATGTGTACGTTGATTTTGAGGTCTTGGAAGGTCTGTCCGTAGCCCATCCATCTAGCCATGTCTGCATGATATTCAAACTCCTCAACGGATCTTACAACAATACCTTCACTAGCTGAAGCCAATACACAAAATTGACCAGGATGAAAGCTAAGGCGAACACCAAGCTCACGAGCACGGCGGCCAACCTGGCCAAACGCTGATTCAGCATAACACCTAACGTCAGGCTGACGCCAAAACCAACTCCAATCAGCATGAGTATAAACTGGTAGAAGATCACTACCGAGACGAACCATTCGAAGATGCTCATTTAATGTACCTACCTTTTCAATTAATAGACGAATGGATTCAATGTTAAATTTCATCAAATCCCATAGTTTTTGCACTGCTACATCTGGGGTCTGGCGGTTGAGCCAGGCCACGGTTGTAGTACTGGTATTCAGACGTTTACATTCATCCTTGGGTTTGATGTTATTGATCTGGTCAGGACGGTCAATCCATTTGCAGGCAAAACCAATGCGGGGAGTAGATGTTTTTGTCATGCTATAACTATAGCATTAATACGATTAATTAGTCAATTATTCCGAAGTTGGCCCAGGCTGCGTTGCCTAGACTGACCCAGCCCATGGGCCCACCCAGGCTGGGATTTTCATTGAACATAATGACACCTTTAGGCGCATCGTAGTTTGGTGGGGTAGGGCTACTACCCAGCATGACATTACCAATTTTCATTTTTTTAACTGTGACTGATCCATCTGGGGTCAGAATTAAGTTATCCTGACCATTACTACCCAGCACCAGACTATGTTCTCGTCGGGTAGCTATTCGGCCCACATCCTTCTGTTGTTTGCCAATGCCCAGTTCAACCTCTTCATCCCAGATGCTTAATGCGGTGGCCGGGTCCATGGTATTGATACCCACGCGGCGCTGTGTGGTATACAGAGTTTCACTTAACAGTGTCTCACCCTGCGTCTGTAGATCATGTAACCGACCCACGGTTTCCAATTGGCTGTTGATAATGGCCGAGGTCATGGTTCGACCTTCAAAGACGTGTTGTCCACCAATGATTAATTTACCAACTTCTATGCCATCAGTGCGAATTTTTTCATAGACGCGATCCTGATGTTTATCCAGGATGGCCGGTCCCAGATCTGCGATTACTTTGGTGGAAGTCTGATTTACAATACTGGCAAATGCCGGACTATCAGGTGACATACCACCACGGATATTCAATGCACCATCAACTACAATGTCTCCACGTATTTCCATTCGGGGAGCATACAATGTATTTTCAAATACTGTGCCCTGATCCATAATGGTTAGTTGACAGCCAGTGGCCTGGTCATCGATACCGGTGCTGGAGAATCCAGTAATACGACCACCAATAATATTGCTTCCACTAAGGACTAACGACTTGGTATCAATTGCAGTAGCTGGCAATAAGCCGTCGCTGAACAATTTAGAACCGGGCGTAGCACCCATACGATCCACTACAAAATTCTGAATTAATTTGGGCACATCTGATTGATTAACTTGATGTGCCACCAGATCTATAACCAATCTTTCGGCCCGACTGGATATAGTAGTGTTAAAGGATTCGACTCGTTCAGATATACGTTTTTCAAAAACGGAAAAATCCGGTTTAAAATCGTCTATATTTTTATTGATAGCACTGGTCACTATAGATTTAACTACATCTTCAGTCACGTATTGTTTTACTTGTGTCTGAACCAGGTCAGCAATAATGCCTTTGACCTGTGCATGTACTTGTACTGTGATGTCTTTGGTTAAATCTTGTATTAGTGCGTTAAAACTTTCATTTGATGGCATAGGCTCACTATTAGTTGAATTTTACAGTTATTACGTGTTCGTAATTCTTCTTGATTAGACTCTTGTACATAAGATTCTTATGTACTAAAAAATTACTGGCACCAGCGTCAATACTGAATTTGGCCAGTTGTTTAAAATACATGGCACGACGATCAAATGTACCATATGTAGTTAAGTTATTTTCTGGATTGGATATCTGGTAGATATTACTGGTCCAGGCATTACGGTCCTGCGTGTTACTATCATGTGCTTCTAAGAATATTGTACTGCTATCTTGTGTTCTTAATACTGTGGGTTGACTAAATTCACGATCACGGTAGTCTTGATTTTTATAGTCTCTCAAAGTAGTTATCAGATAATCAGTGACTAGATTAGAAATTTCTAATACTAGAGCTCGCTGTTCTTCATCACTTTTTGCGTAAGTAAAGAACTCGTCTACGGCAATGACCACTTGAAATTTTTTGTTATATTTGCCAAGATCTGCTCGTGGTATGTATGTGTATTGTATGCCTTGAGCACTCAAATATTCTTGCATTTCATCAGTTAGATCAGTGGCGTATAGATTGGCATTATACTGAGCAAACATAAAGGTGCTGAAACCAACAAATAGAACGCTTACTGGTGACAAATTGTGATACGATTCTAAAGTATCAACAATTTCCTGTTTCTTGGCGGCGGTATCACTCATACGAGTTCCGTTGATACATGCTTGAAAATTAGCTGTTCCAACCTGCATAAAATCTGACATCGTTATGAATCCATTAATCTATATTCTATTTAGTGGCTTCACGAACTAAATCTAGTGTCACACAATGGAATCCACCACCCAGAGTGCGGCTATGACGTAAGGTCATGGGTATCACGTTAAAATTATGACTTAATAGGGTCTTGATCAATTGATCCTGATGTGCATCCACTATAACTGTTTCTGGATCCACCACCAGCATATTCAATGCTATCCACTTGCTGGCATAAGGGTACTGATAGAAGTCCTGCGGTACCACCTGATCAATATAGATCTTATCCCAGTCAGCCAGTGCTTGTGGACAGTTGGATTCATTGACTCTGCTGCCGTTTAGTAACACTAGACCCTCACGCAAAGGAGTAATTGTGCTGTCAATATGTACGCCGCTGTAGAAATTGCACAGTTCTATTTTGACATCAGGAAACTGCTGACATAACCAATCGTATGCCGCACGATTACCACTGGCACTCTCCAGGAATAACCAAGTGTCACCCAGGCGACAGACATTGGCAGCATCTAGTATCAGGCCCTGATCTCTGGGCATCTTAATTACCTGACCAGCCATTCTGGTAACTTCCCATAGTGCTTCTATTTCCATGTCGCGACAGGGATACATCATATTGCAATCCACCACAGTGTCGCCGTATACTAGCAAACGGTCCCGGGGGCAGTAGTTATACATCCCACCGTATTGTACAAAATCCATTTCGCTGGGCCGCAATACTTCTACGCCCAGACTTTCCAGTGCATTGGACAATAATTCTAAATCTATATTGGCTTCTTCTACGATATGTTCTAGCACTGGACCACTGGGCACTGGTGTTTCAGTCCAGCTGGTTTTACTGCCTTCCTGTGCGAATACTGGATCATCTGTGGGCCAGTTGGCATGGGTCGCTGACCCCACTACTATCTTTTTAAGTGGATCCCATTCGTTGTAACTGCTGATCATACGTGTCCTGTTATCTGTAGAGTATAACGATATTCTGTGCCCATGTTGGCGGCCAGGTGTGGAGCATCATAACTCCATTCCACTATGTCACCAGCAGTCCAGCCAGTGATGGGTTCGCCACATACTTCCAGATAGTGTCCAGATTTCCATGCTTCCAAGAATACAATAGCACGGCGAATATTATGTTCTTGGTCTTGTAGTTTATAGATATCCACATAACGACTATATAGGTCACGATGAGTAGGCAATATTACACCAGGTCCCATGCGATAGTAACTGGTACCAATGTCTTTCCAACCACGCTGTTCAAAGAATTTTACAATATATGGATTCCACACTGGTTGTGGACTACGCATGTCGCACATGTAACCAGTCTGAACATTCTGATATCCCTGTGCTTGCCAAGTGGCCAACTGTGCTAAATCATTGAACGGTTCCTGAATGTATTCCAGATCACGATACTCTTCATCCCAGACTGCGCCAGTATGATACCTACTGTATTCTTGTGTTGCCATAGTGTATTACCTTGATATTCCGATTGTCAGTTTTAAATTTACGCCAGGGATCAACTACCACTGATCCATCTTGTATATGTGTGTATAACTTTTGTTCTTGTGTAACGCCACTGTAGCCATAGGTAATCTGTTGATTATGTGCCAGCAGTACGATACCTTTAATGAACAACGGTGGTGATCCCTCAGCCATGGGATCAATATAGGTTACATGATGATTTAAATAGTGTCCTATCAGTATGCTGTAACTACCATCAATATAGGATACATTGGGCTTATATGCTTTGCCGTGAATGTATACAGGTAGGTTATATTCTTCTGACAGTTGTAATAGATACTCAGCCAGGTTACTGGCCTGACGTTCTCGGGCAGTCATTATGGCATCAAATAAGTCATAGCCCAGATCCAATTCCTGTGCTAGATATCGTAGAGCAATGTTGTCACGTGGATGACAGGGACCAGCATCCCCCATACCAGCTGTCATATACTTAGGTCCCATGATGCGCATGGTGCTGGAGGCCAGTGCATCAGTTACCACATCCACGTTTATGTTACCTTGTTTAATGGCCACATCCTGAATCATATTGACCAGACCAATCTTGGCACTGATAAATGTGTTGTAGAATACTTTGATACATTCACACTCATCCCAGGTGCCCACTACATATCTGGGATTGTTCTGCATCAGTGGTCGATAAAACTCAATCAGTCGTTTGGCGTCACCAGTTTCAGATCCATCCTCAGTACCAATCATTACCATTTCAGGATTGACCATATCCCACTCCACACTGCCCATGGCAATCAGATAGGGGTTGTACACAAACCGACCAACAGTTATTAGCCTGGCCAACTCACGACGTGTAGTACCAGGTAATACTGTGCTGATCAGAACTACTAGAGTGTCCGGTGCTGTCCAGGCAGAAACTTTTTGTAGAACATCTTTTACCACTGTATAGTCAAAGTCTCTATTGGGTAGATGTGCAATCGGTTGACTACCGTCGTATTCAGCATCGTGTGGAGTCTGCACTGCCACAAAAACAACATCTTTTCCAGTTACTGCGCCACGTAGACTGTCTGATATTTTAATCTGGTCACTATCACGCTGATAAATATCATAGCCAGTTACGTCGTATACTGTGCTCATTACTTCAGCACAAGCCATTCCTAACTTACCCAACCCTACAAATCCCACCTTCAACTATGTTCTCCCTGGAAAAATTCTACGAAGTTATGAATGATAATCTTTTTGATCCGCTATCAATTGATTATATGTATTTTACAAAATTTGGATCCACTGATCCCGCGGATTTACATTGTTGTTCCAATAATACTAGAACTAGAAACGAATATAATAATATTGCAATAATGTACGATCAAGAGCCCCTATACTCTAACTTAGTGGGACAGTTATGGAATTCCACCCTGTATCCCAACAATCGATATTTTAGTCGATGGTTCTATTACATAAATGGCATGGGTCGGCATAACATGAAACATTTTGAGCCTGACCTATATTTGTTTGCCAATAGCGAACACAGCGATGAGAAGAATCAACTTTTTAAAACTTTTGACAGTTTTCAAGACTGGTATTATTTCTATCACGGGTTTGCTGCACTGGATTGGTTTAGTAACATACCTTATAGAAAACCAATAACACAGTACTCACGAGTATTTATATCCTTCAATAACCTATATACGGAAAAACGTAGTTATCGCCTGAGTCTTATAGCACATTTATTGGATCGTAATCTGGACCAGTATGGTTGGATCAGTATGAATCCCACTGATGCCCAGGATAAGGTTCGAAATGAATTGATAAATCCGCACTGTCTATTATCCAGCCAAGAAAAAAGATTAATCTTTAAAAATCTATTGCCGGAACCACCCAAACTCATCATTGACACAGAAAATATTTGTGGTGAACTGAGCGCCAATGTGGATTTGGATACGCTATCACAGGGACTCTGGCACATTGTAACTGAAACAGTCTATTACGATGCTAAGTTACACCTTACTGAAAAAATATTCAAACCCATTGTGGCCAAACGACCCTTTATATTAGCGGCTGCCCCTGGTAACCTAGCTTACTTAAAAAGCTACGGCTTTCAGACATTTGATCGTTGGATTGACGAGAGTTATGATGCCATACAAGATCCAGCGGATCGTATGACTGCTATTGTGGATCAGGTGGACCGACTGTGTCAGTTGTCGCCAGCAGAATTAGCGTCCATGTACCAGGAGATGACTGACGTCCTGGAACATAACTTTAACTGGTTATATGGTGGAGGATTCAAAGCATTGATAGTGGACGAAATGGTAGATAACTTTCGTCGTTGTCTGATCAGACACAATGCTGGATTAAACACTGACAATATTAACTATATTAACCACAGTCGCATGGACTGGACTGACATTAAAAAACGTCTTACTTACTGAACCTGGGCTCCAATCCCAAACGAGCATAAGTTAGTTGTACACCCTGGGCCTGACTGACACAATCTTCCAGAGCATTGTGTAGTCCGGCTTTATTCTTCTCTCGGGGATCACCATGCACCCCAAACAGAGTGCGGCTATCACGGATGCGCCAGTGATGCCAGGGGCAGGGCCAACCATACTGATAATAGATGTTTTCCAGGATCACAATGTCAAACGCCGGACCCTGGCACCAGATGTTATCCACACCCACCAGAAATCTATTCAAATCACCCAGCATTTGTTCAACACTGATACGACCTTCTTCTCCCAGAGCTTCTTCTCTGACATCTTCAGCTTGTTCGTTCCACCAGACCAGGGTGTCTTCATTGTAACTGCGACCACGGCCCAGTTGTTCATCCACATTGGGACGAACATAGAAGCCTGGTCCGGGCATTTCCTGATTATAGGGGTTGAATTTAACTGCACCCAACGTCAGAATAACTGTGTCAGGTTTGGTTCCCAGCGTTTCTAAATCCAGCATTATGTCCATGCTGTTATTATACTTTAATTAGTAGTGGATGTCAAAACACGTTGACTTTCTGCGGCCGCTACACGACGCCGCAGGCTTGAGCTGCTAAATGAATGGTCTCGTTTATTAAATATTAATTCAATACCACGATCATAACATTCGTTCATACCAGTAAACGATCGTTCAGCATACTCAATGCCCAGTATTCTGACGTCAACTGGTAAGATCAACAACAGGTCAATCAAGTCCTGTTCAGTCTGATATACCACAATCTCGTCCACAAAGCGAGTAGCTGACAGTTGTATCTGTCGCTCCACGATACTTTGCACTGGGGGATTTTTAGTGTCAGGACGATCAATAGTGGGATCTGTCTGTAGTCCAGCAATCAGATAATCACAATGATTCTTTGCTTCACTTAACATGGCAATATGCCCTGCGTGTAGCATGTCAAAGGTGCTGAAGGTAATACCAATCTTCAGACCCTGTGCTTTGAGTTCTTTGACTTTGTTAAAAATCATTCGCTTTCGATTTTTACTTGTAATGGATAGCCGTTGGTACGGGCCAGTAGAGTTACTTCAATACCTTTTTGTTCAGCCATCTCGTAGGGCAAGGTTGCCACTACTGCTGAACCTTCTTCGTGGATGCGCAGACATAGTGCATGAGCACTTTCTTCAGCATAATGGAAAATGCTCTTCAGACTCTCCACCACAAACTCTATGGTGGTAACATTGTCATTGATATAGATGACATTGTAATCACGAGGTTCCGGAAGATCCTCTTTGGGAGCAATGCGGGGACGAACGTCAGTCTTGGGTTTTGTTTTAATGTCTGCCATGTTTTTTAAGTTTAGAACCCAGGGCGGAGGATTCCACCCTGGTTACTTCAAGTTACTATTATACTACTTTGTATAGGTAATAGCAATCTTCTTTGGCTGTTTCTCTTCTGGAATGATGTGTTCCAGAGCGATGGCCAGGATACCGTTGCTTACTGTAGCACCACGAACTTCCATGTTGTCAGCTAGTGTAAATGTTCGAGTGAAGTTACGGGCACTGATACCTTTGTGTAGGTATTGTAGCTCGTTTTCAGGTTTAACCTGTTCACCTTTTACAGTTAGAACGCCTTCCTTGAGTTCTACATCCAGTTCATTCTCTCGAAAACCAGCCACAGCGACTTCCACAACATAGTGTGTCTCGTCCAGTTTACTGATGTTATATGGGGGGTATGAACCGTCGCCACGACTATTGGCGAATGTGCGATTTAGCTCGTCAAAAATACGGTCGAAACCGATAGCATGACGATGAAGCGCAGGTAGATCAAGGGTGTTTAATGTGAATTGTGTCATTTTATATCTCCTTTATTAAGCAAAATATGACAATAAGAATGTAGCCCGATATCGGCACTACATCTATATTTATACACGAAATTCAGGTATTAGTACAGTTTTCTGGGTAAACTGTCTGCTTGCAGTTTCTTCTGCCAGCGACGCTTGGCGGCTGCTCTATTAGCTTTGCGCTTGGTCGTGGGTTTAGTGTAAGTTTCACGCTCACGAAGCTCTTGAAGGAGCCCAGATTCCATGATTTTCTTCTTGAATTTACGCAAAGCCTGCTCGACTTTATCGTCACGAACTATTACTGCGGCGCCTTTGGGTTTATCTTGATATCTATTGAATGTTGACATAATGTTATTTAATGTTGTTCTCGTAGTCCTGAAAATATTTTTCTGGATTATTGATACTCTGGTTGTTCATTAGGAATCGCTTGGGGCCATAATACCATGCTTTGGGACTTTCAGCAATATGGTCTTTGACTGGACTTAAATCATTGGGGTCAGTGTTTATGACAAACGCATTAGCCTGAGCTAGTGCCTGATTCAACCAGTCCAGATTGTTCATACCATTGTTATAGATATAAACATTATAACTACAGTTGGCTGTCTTGCAAAACTCTGCCAGATGATCAATCTGCTCATCAGTGGCATCTATCAATACCACAGTGTGGTTGTCGTTGATTACTGCATCTGGTGGAGTAATAAAGTTAGTATATACTTCTACCGCTGGTGCCGAGTTAGACAAATGGACCTCCCATGATGGCTTCTACTTGCTGTTGTTCTGTTGGTGTTAACTCTTCCCACTCGTATTCGCGATCATGTAACTTGGTTATCAGGAATTTAATGTATTGATCATTGTATGCGTATGCGTCAGTGGTGTTCTTGTTGATCTGAATCCACTGCTGATCGTTCCATTTGAAAAGTCGGCTGGGTTTAAAATCAGTGCGCAGGAACATGTCACCTTTAGCCGGGCTACTGGGGAATTCGGATCCAAATCCAGCACTGGCTGGTCTGACTGGTTCCGTCACTGGATCTGGTATGGCTACTTCTGCTACATAAGTTGGCTGATATTCCGGCTCAACCGGTGCTTTGAATTTGGGTGCTGTTTCTGGAACTGGTGGTGTCACAAACTTAAATGTGCTGGCTGTTTCCTGAATTGGTTCTAATTCTGGTTCTGGCGTTCGTGTCAGCTCTGCTATCCGTTGATTCAGAGCTGTTATTTCCTGATTCCTTTGCTCTAGAACTGTATATGCGTGGTGCCGTTGCTCGTCTGCGTCCTGGTTGCGTTGTAGTGCATTGGCCAATAATGTGGCTTGGATTTCCTGATCCTGATTCAACTGCTCCAGCTGTGTCAGCAGTTCTTTATACTGGAGTTCTTTGTTAAAGTATTCCTGCATTAGCTGTTCAGCATGGGTGGTCACTTCAGTCAGCTGAGCTTTTAGTTGAACTTGTGACTCAGCGGCCATCTGCGTCCGCGCTTGAGCTTCGGTCAACAGGGCTTCGTAATCCACACCAGGGGATGCAGTCTGTGGTTCAGCTTGAGATTGGGTCAAAAGAACTTCGTGATCAATCTCAGGAGTCACAGTTTGTAGTTCAGCATTGACTTCTGATAGATCTGGAGCCGGCGGTGGTGCGGACACACGAGTGGTCTCCAACTCTGTGGTCAGTGCGCCAATGGTCTGGTGTAGTCGAGTAGTTTCTTCCGAATGTCGGTTTATCTGGTCCTGTAGTTCAGGAACCAGGGCGGCATTCTGTTCGGCCACCAGTTGTTGTTCAGTCTTGATCTCTTCAGATCGTCGTGCCCACTCAATCTGTTTGGTACCGGCCAGAATCAATACCAGGGCTAGTGGATCAAATACGGCCACTATCAGTAGTATGACCCAGCGTACCGCCTGTTCCAGGGTATTCTTGTCAGCCTGATCACCGTAGATAAATTCAGCGATGTATTTTACTGGACCAACTTCAGCTTCCAGTCGGCGATACTCTGCCTCCAGCTGATACTTTTTCTGTGTCAGTGTGTCTATTTCAGTGTTGGCAGTGCGAATTACTGTCTGTTGTTCTGTCAGAGCTTGATTGGCATCTTCGCTACTGGTCTTGCCCAGTTGAGCACGTAGTCGAGTAATCAGTGTATTGCTTTCGGCTATCTGTGCGTCGGCACCAGAACGCAGGCGAGTGATTTCTCGTCGGGCTGCGGCTATGGCTGGGTTATTACTCTCCAGTGCTTCCAGTTTATTGACTAAAGCGGCACGGTCACGATTTCGTGTGGTCTGCCAGGTTCGGACTGCTGTGGCTGTACCTGGTCCCCAGTTACCATCTGATGGAGTACCAATCATACTCTGGGCTTTGGCTATCTCATTGGTGTCAATGTAGCGTTGCAGTATGTTCAGTTGCTCGTCTATTCTGTCAATCTGATCAGTATACAGTTTGGTCTGACTGGCGATGATCTGATTCTGTTCGTCAATGGCTGGCTTAATTCGGGCCAGGGCGCCATCTATACGTTGTTGTTCGGTATTGATCTGTCCCTGAACGTTGGCGTCCACACCAGTACCCACAGTCTCCAGCTTCTTTAAACGATCTTCGGCACGTTCAATGATGCCTTTCTGACGACCTATTTCGGTGGTGATGCGTTGTACTTGTGCCACGCTCTCCTGACTGCCTGTGGTCTGATCAATGTGCGCTTTGCTCAGGAATCCAAAAATACCCATGCTGGTTAAGAACATTAGCATAAACACAGCTGGCACCAGATACAGTTTGTATTGTATGCCAGCGCGATGCCAGTTACGATGTAGCCACACTGTGGCCATGACCTTACCAGCTTCTAGTGCACCGCCCATGATTACAATGGGCAGGAATGCTGCGGCAAAAATGGCCGTTAGGCCCAAAATACTGTAGTATGCAGCCACAATGCTGATGCAGATGGCTATAGCAAGAGTGAAGAATCCAAGTATCATAGTTGTATATTTATAGAGTATTAGTAGGTGATGATACTATAGTAAATGGTAGTTGTCAACAAATTAGGTAATTTCTAAAATATTAACTGTGTTCCTGCCAACTTACTGACGCTACGGCATCATCGTTGTTAGTAGTGGCAATAGCAGCCAAGCACCAGATGTCCGATACACCCCCTATAGTGCGACCCAATTGATTACTGAAATCTACATCATTGCCGCTGACGCTGGCTGTACCGCCTTTGTTAGATCCCACAAAGATACCTTGATCAACCACTGTACCACCAGTTAAGGCCGTAGCAGAAAGATCGTACTCCACCGAACTGTCATTGCCTGCCGAAGTCCAATTAGCATCAGTTAGCGTGGGGTTTAATATAACGCGATATACAAACGCTGCTTGTTGTAGCCCGTAAAGATCAAACTTGGTTGGTACTACAATGCTGTCTATATTAGCAGATTTTAGTCTGATACAGACCAACGGGCGATAAACAGTATTACTTAATTCTCGGCCAGTTAGACTTGTGCCTATGGCTCTACTCTGACTACGATTACTGTAGCCACCTTCTGATATTACTGTGCTGCATATGGCTCGCATAGTGCCTGCGGCTCCTGTGCTGGTTAGTTCATACCTAACTGGCAATGAAGCAGTGGTCATATAGACCTTGTCCAGTATGTTAGCATGATGGAATATATGGCAAACAATAAACTGTCCGTTGATCACAAAACCACATCGCACTGATCCCACACCTAACCATTCAACATCGCACCAAAAGATCTGTGCTTTTGCGACATCTAATGTGACACCACTGATGTTATTCTGGCCACCTTGTCCGTTCATTCTGTCGCCATTCCAAGCTGATCTATTGACTTTCTCTGTAGTGTCATCTACAGAGCCGCTGGTGTATTTTCTAATCACAAGATTGATATCAGTACCGTCTACTTCAAAGTACACACCGTTCTGTTCTCCGAAGTGACCCACACGCTGGCGCAAGCCCGGTGCCGGTGTTGTCATTGCAAATGTAACCATAGTTAATAGGCTTTTACCAGGCTGGTAACTAAACACTTGCTTGCTTTGTCTTACAGCACTGTCGCCATTGCCTACCACTGACATCAGCATTGTACTTTCGTTAGGCAGGAATACACTGAGTCCTTCGCCGGTGTCTACTTGATTCCATTTAAGACCATTATCTCTATATCGTAAAGCACCGTCGAACAAGGTAAAAGGATTACTGACACGCATACGGCCAAACGCATCCATACTGGCTGAAATGTTGCCAGCATCATTATAACTAACACCGCCTACGTTGTTTACTCGTAGTAGTGGTTCGCCTGCTGCACTATAGTCCATTGCTTTGTGGATGTTAAGCAGGTTTGTTTCTTGCGGGTGATCGTAGTTGGTGGTATTCTGACGAGCATCTAATCTACCCGGTGTTGGTGATTGGTATGTCATTATATTTTGATACCGATAAAGATTTGACTAGTTCTACTGGCCGTCCAGGTATTACTATTAGTTGACCCGTATCCTGTGTTAATAGCTGAACGAACTGTGGCATTTACGGCGCTGGCATCATAAACTACTAACACTACGATGTTGCCACTGGCCACTGCGGTGAGTGCTGATGCTAATGTGGTTAGATTGGCCGGATCGATATATGTGTCATACTGTGTAGCTGCGGTAACAACGTCACCATAACTGTCTAATACTACCAATGTATGCCCACGAAGTTCTGTATTCACTACGCTAATATCATTCACTACAACACGAGCAGGTTGGTAGCCGGGCACATCATATGTCGATGACTCTGCGTAGATCTTGTTGCCACTGACATACTGTGTAGTTGATATTGCTGTGGTTGTGCCAAATGCTTCGTAGAATGTAAATGCGGCTGTTGTTGTAATCCAAGGACGACCTTCAACAAGTCCGCCTACATTTGGATTATCAATTATTGAGTTGTTATTATACTGTGTTGGTAATTCAGTTATATCGTATGTGGCACGATCGGCCCCTGCTGCCACTCGGTCTAAAGCGGCCAGGTCAAGTTTGGCTTTTTGTCTGAGTTCTCGTGTGGCCAGGCGACCGATCTTATTGTGTGTACGTAGTTGTGTGCCGGAAGTGATGCCCAGGCTGGACAGTGTACTGCCTTCTGTCAGCACATTGCCACGAACTAGATCATACCAGGTGCTGTTAAAACTCTGTGCCGAGTTAATGGCTGTTTTTAACTGTGCCACAGTCTGTCCGTTGTCAATAGTGTAACTATTGTAGACTGCGGTGTTTAGTAGACTCTGAACTGTGATGGTAATGTTGGCCATTAACGACCTCCTACTTGAAATCCTGGATACATACTTGGAGCGTTTGTACGAATGTCAGCTGGGTTCTTACTGTGGTGTATATCATCACCAGCTGGAAAAGCCGCCGTCATAGCCGAAACTTGCTCGTTGGGTTCGTTGGCGTATTCTGGCTCAGCCGCACCACAGTCACCGTCGGATTTATCTGACATACCGGCTAACTGTCGCATTATGGCCAGCGGATCTACACCAGGCTCTACTTCAGGTTCAGGACTAATGGCCACGTCTATTGCCGCCACTTGTGATTCTTGCTCGTGTTCAGCTTCTTGGGCTGCAAGGTCCAGTATTCCGCGGATGATATCAGTTACTCTCATGGTATTTCCTAGTTATTCAGTATTTATGGCCCAAAGAAAAAGCCCACACAAAGGCGGGCAAAGGTACTACTAGGAGCCAATTCAGCACACTTACCAGATCAACACTTTCTGACGGTCGGCACGATCACTGTACAGCTTAGTGCCACGTTCACGCATTAGATTGGCAGCTGCCTGGGGAGCGGAGTCAAACAAGTCTCGGATATCCTGCTCAGTCACACCAGAAGTCACGGGCACCAGATAGATCTCGTAATGTCTCTGAGGATTGTATCTGGCACGTAGTTTCATACCAGCCAGGGTGTTGTTAAGTTGAGCAGTAATTGGATTACCAGGATCCCGGTTGTCAGGGTCAGACAGAATACTGGCAGTTCTGTTCTGTTCTTCTAGACTCAGAGCATCGTAATCCACCTCAACAACACCTTCCAGACCAGTGTTGTCCCAACTTAAAAGGAATGCCAGATTACTCATTTGATCAGAGCTTCAACTTCATAAGGCTTGCTCCACTGACCAATGTTGACATCCACATACCAACCCACATCAAAGTAGTCAGTCATAGCGTCGCTACGATCGTGGTTGCCAGAATTCATGGCCCGGAAGATCTCATCCAGAAACTTTAAGCTCTGGCCACTGAAGTGTTCCTGAAACCAGTAGGGGTTGACCTGGATATAACGCTCAGCTGGCTGTCCCAGCCGATGGCCACCTGGGCGACGCTCCACAGTGCTGTTAAAGTTGCTGATGAAATCAATCACACCACTTTTGATATTAAGCACCAGTGTGCTGTGGTTGCGCACCGACAAGGAGCCTTTAATATGATATTTCTTAAGGATGGATTTAACCGCTGGGGCGATTGCTGCCTTACGCTCTTGATTCATGTAAGCCATTTCAGTGCTCCGTTTCGTTTACGATAATAACAGTATACAATTAAATGATTTAATGGTCAACAAATGATCGAATGTTGCTTATTTACAACACCCATTTGGGGCTAAAAGTTGCCAGAAAATCAGTGCCTCGTATGCTGTCCAGCATGGTGACATACTTCTGATATCGAGCATGTTTTTCTGGGTCAAAGTTGTACTTGGCCACCCAGGCCTGAAATGTCTGATCAGGATTGGCTTCTAGGTATTCCCGAAATTGAGCTACATCTGCCGGACTGACGCTGTCAATGGTGCTGATCCCGTGAGCACTGTTGTGGTAGATCTCACTACATTTCAGCTGAAGTCTGTTGTCCTGGCAGTAGGCTTTTAGTCGGGGCAGGGTATAGATGCTTGTATGCTGTAACACATGAACTGGTAGTAGATATACATTGGGCATACTGCGCAGTTTATCCACAGCCCGAGCAATGGTGTGCCATTCGCTGCCATACCTGACATAATCATTATGTTCGGCCACACCTTCCATGCTGGCATTAATCTGAACTTGGCGGAATCTACTCAGTGCCTGATAGGCACGATCAGTAAACTTGGTCATGTTGGTGTTCATACTGACCTTGGCCACCTGATCTGGATTCATATAGTTTAATATATCCACCACTTCAGGAATCATCATGGGCTCGCCACCAGTAAAGTGTATATACTTTACATGTTCAAGTAATCCATATAGACGATCCATGGCACCAGGTTCTTCCCACCAACGAACAGTTTTTAAACTGGATTCATTGTGTAAGCGAAACCCGTTCTGAATAAAGGTGTCTTTGTTTTTAACATACTCTGTGGCTATGCTACTGCTGGCATAGGCACCGCACATGATACAGCTGAGGTTACAATAGTTACCAAATCGCATTTCAACGAATTCAATGCGTGGCTCTACTGGCTTTATCCAGGGAGTCTCGTGCATGTATTTGTTGTTGATGTAATGCCGTAAGTGATTCTGGCCTGGTATCTGCTCCTTGCTTTTACAATAGTCACATCCTGAATTGGGTTGATTGGTTAGCATCTGCTCACGCAGTATCCCCATATCTTGATTCCACCACTGATCAAACTGATCGAAGTCTTCCAGACTCTGGTGCTTGGGTGCTGGATATTTGTATTCACAACAGGGAAGCAGGGTGCCGTTGGTCTCTATGACCACCTCGCGAAAAGGGGCCATGCAAAAATTCTTCTTATCGATCGTCATACTGTATTTACAGGTTCCGCCAACAGTAGATAACTTACTATGGTTTCATCTTTTATAAACAATCGGGCGCGGCCACGTCGGCCTTTTTGCAGATAGCGCCATTCAGTATTGTATATCCACTTGCCCGCGACCAGAGTGCCATTAGATTCGTAGGTCACACTGGGGCCGTATAGCTCGCTCAACTTGCGACGGATAGCCCAATAATGTTCTCGCTCATTATTCCGTGCCATATTGAATTCCAGAATTATCCTGAATCCACGGTCGTATAGCTGGTATCTGGCGTCGCTTTTAATAACTTTCATTTTGTGTTCAGTACTGGTGTGTATTGTGCAATCAGTTCGCGTTCACGTGCGTGG